TTAAAGCAAGTCGTTGTTTGAGTCTTGTTCTTCGGCCATAAAATACTTTTTGTCATCATCGAAGTTAAATCGCATATTAACAATCGAGCCGTCAAAAGCCGAATCTAATGTATATTCTTCAAAATCTCCGTCTTTATAAATTAATAATCCTTTATGTGAAACAATTTGAAGTATACCTCTGTTCAATACCAGAAATTCAAGAATCAGAGCTAAGCCTAATCCCCCCGGTGTGGATTTAGTGGTATGCCCATTGATTGTGGCCCATTTGATGGCTTCAGGTGGAGAGAGCTGTTCTGTCGGTTGCTTGGCAGACAGATGCTCATTTACAAGATTATAGAATGTGCGTCCACGGTCGACTATAGTCATGTCAAGGACGGGTTGTTGTAATCCATGATATTCACCACAAGCATAAATATAGTTGCAGCATCCATGAGTGACGGCATTGGTGAAAATTTCGAAAATGCTTTCGAGAATTCTTTTGCCGGCCAATTCGGAATGACGAGGGAACCTTTGTTTTTTGATTAGTTGGGAATCGATATATTCCTTGAACTCCTGTGTCTGGTTGGGGGCGAACCTGTTGTAATAAATAAAATTTTGAGGGTCTTCGGAACTTATGTCAGGCTCAAACGCTCTAAAAAAATTATTTTGGGCAAGAGCCTTTTTCAAAGATTTTTCTTTGGGTGGTATCAGCCGTACAATAAATCCTCGGTTTATCAATTCATCAAATATAGAACCTAGAATTGCGCATAGGTTTGATTCCAATATCTCGCATTTTGAGAAATCGACATATCCGTCTTTGTCGACGCCACTTGCCAAGGAATCAAAAATTCCAATTATATCTTGAAATCCTTGCCGGTTGGTTTGAATAATCTGTGGAAGTTGAATATGATACATTCGCGCTTGTGTCGATTTGCGTGCAAATATAAAGAATATTTAAACACGATGATAAAATCACAATCCTCCGTTTAATTAGATTTATGTATATTTAACATATTTAAAGAATTATATAATCATAGATAATCCAAAAGATAAAGGGTCTGACGACAAAGAGTAGCCTATCTTTGTAAAATAAACGGATTAAATAAAATCATAGTATATTAAGATTGACAATTTATGACTTGGGAGACGATATTGGCGATAATCGGGGCGGTGGGCGGTTCGACGGGCATAGTGGAGTTAATAAGATACTTTGCCAACCGAAGCACCAACGCGCGCATAGCGGAGGCGGAGGCCGACGTGGCGGAGTTCCACATATTGCAAGAGACGAATCTGTTTTTGCAGGAGCAGCTGAAAACCAAGGAGGAGCGGTTTGCCGAGCAGACGCAACTTGTGAGGCAGCAGAACCGTGACATTATTGGACTGGAAAGGCGGGCCGCGGAATTGGAGATTGAGTTGGTGAAGGTGAGATGTGATGATGAGCCTTGCCCCTTTCGACGACCGCCCAACGCCAAGACGCCGCCTCGGCCGGGGGTGAGCAAAGAAGAATATCATTTATCACGAAAAAAGAATTTAAAATCGGATGAAAGTATTGATTGACAACGGGCATGGCGACCCGCCATTGACGGGAGGCAAATGCAGTCCGGACAGGCGGCTGCGTGAATACGTCTATTGCCGGGAGATAGCGCAGAGAGTGAGCCGAGAGTTGAGCCTCAAAGGCGTAGACGTGGCGTTGCTTGTGCCGGAGAAGGAGGATACGCCGCTTAAAGAGCGTGTGCGCAAGGTGAATGCGTGGTGCCGAAAACTTGGCGCAGGGAATGTCGTGCTTGTGTCGATACACAACAATGCCGCCGGCGCGGACGGGCGATGGCATTCGGCTTCGGGATTCTCGGTGTTTGTAAGCAAGAACGCGTCGGAGAATTCCAAGACGCTTGCGCGGATGTTTACCGACCGGGCCACGGAAATGGGGCTTATGGGCAACCGCGCGGTGCCGGCAGAGAGATACTGGGTGCAGTCGCTGGCGATGACGCGCGACACGCATTGCCCGGCCGTGCTGACGGAGAACCTTTTTCAGGATAACAAGGACGATGTGCGGTTCCTGCTTTCGGATGAGGGCAAGCGGGCTATTACTGAACTTCATGTAAAATCCATAATTGACTACATCAACCAAATACAAACGGAATGAAAGACTTTCTGAAAATGCTGCTGATAATTGCAGCAAGCCTTTTCGCAGGGGCGTATCTGCACAAATGTCAATCGCCGACACATGATACAGGCAAGGAGGTAAAGACGGTCACTGTCACGCGCATTGACACCATATCTTACTATGCGCCCAAGCCGGTCTCAGAGTTGGCGACAGCCACTCAATTCTATACGTTGCCAAAGTATTGCTTTTTCGGCAGGGGAAGCGGAGGGAAGCCACGATGTAGCGCCGACAGCGCGGTTATATTGTCTGCTGTAGATACTAACGCAATCGCCCTCGCCAGAATATATGGCACCGGTGCAGGAGGAGAGCCTCGATGTCGCGCAGACAGTGCTATTATAGAACTTCCGATTATACAGCGACACTATGCCGACAGCACGTATGAGGCATGGGTAAGCGGACCGGTAGATCCACGGCTTGACAGCATGAGGGTATTTGCGCCGACAACAATCATCACCAAACGCGAGTGGAAGCCTCCCAATCGATGGCACATAGGAGTCACTGCCGGTTACGGATATGGGGCGAAAGGTTTTCAGCCTTATATAGGGATTGGGGTAACATATTCAATATATAGTTTTTGACATGGAGATAAGATTATCAGTAAGCAAGGAAGATGTGATGAAGGAGGTGGCCGTCACCACCGCCTATACCGGCGGCAAGATGGACGATGATGCTAACGCCTATGAGCGCATCTCGACGGTGGATGAGGATGAGGCGCACCTTGAACGGTTTTGGGAAGAGTGCCGGGCCGACATCTGCCAGGAACTTATCGGGCTTGTTACGTTTGAGGGCATGGTAGCCGATGAGTCTCAAGCCGGAGGCTCGATTTCCCGGATTGGCACGGTGGCGGGTAGATATGAGTTGCGGCTTGAAGTGTCGCGGTCGTTTGATGAGGCACTGTTGCCGAGCATGATGCTTAGCCTGTTCAGTTACTTTGTGCAGGGGATTGCGGCCAAATGGTATGTGTATACCAACAAGAAAGAGGCCGGGGAGTATGCCGGCAAAGCAGGCATGCTTCTTGAAGACATCCACCGCAAGGCCGTGTATAAAAAGAAGCCGGTAAGGCCTACGTATGACGACTAATGACGAACTACTAATTACGAATGATTAATATGGAACAGAAGAAGACAATAACAGTGACTCTTGAGTCGAAAGAAATCAAGTTTGATGTGATGAACAAGTCGCATCTGACCGGCCAAGCTCGCAATGCCGAGGGCAAGGATTACCGTTCCACGGCTTATATGCAGGCGAGTGAGGATGATGAACATGCCTATCAGATACTACGCTCCATAAGCAATGCGTTCTCGCATCTGAAAGTGGAACTTGGAGAGTATTTGCATGAGGACGGCTCGACATCGAACAACCGTATAAACAAGGCCGTAGAGAAGGGCGAGAAGCTGACGCTGTCATTCCTGCTGCCGTCGAACTTCAACAACTCGGCATGCGACAGCCTCGGCGGCATGTTGCATGAATATATTGTGGACCGCACCCTTTCGGAGTGGTTTGTAATAACCGACAAGGCAGACGCTCAGGATTACGCGAATCTTGCAACAGATGCTCTTGACCGGGCCAAGCAGGCACTCTACAAGCGTGAGCGTCCGACACGTCCCACCTATAATGATTAAGCGATGTATCATATAGGTTGCGTCAGAGTTTGCTATGACAGTGATGCCCGAGACGATAGAGTGCGCCGGAGCGTGACTCTGGTGTTTCATCATAAGGATTTACTCTATGACATCGAGAACTACGCCTACATCGAGGGGCATGTGTGGGGAGAAGAAAACCAACATGCCCAGCACATGCTCGTTGAGATAGGCGAGGAGGGCAATGTGGACAGGGTGAACAGAATACTGGGCGTGATGCATGCCGCCGCTGTTGAAATGCTGTATCCCTACACAAAGGAGGAACCGGTAGAGGAAGAAGTGATATGTGACCGCATGTGGACGCCGGAGGAGTATAAGATACGTATGAAAGTGCCTGTGACGATGTCGCGGACCACGTTGCACTTACTGTGCAGGCTTATACACGAGTTTATGGTGTCGCGGGTTATTTACGACTGGCTAAGCATAACGCATCCGGAAGCGGCCCGCAATTGGCTTGACAAGGCTATGGAGGCGCAGGAAGAAATCAACAGGATAAAGAATAGCCGGACGGGGGTGTTGACGCGGCCGTCGCATCCATTTTGACAACAAAGCCGAGGTGAAAAACCTCGGCTTTGTTGTTAGTTGGAAAGGGTGGTGGTGGGGCCACCGCGTAGAAGCGCGGGGCACTGTGGCCGATGGTCGCAAGCCGGAGGCTCGCATTCCTAATGGGGGCGGTTGGTTTGGCGCGGGGTGAATTGGAGGGAGGCGCCGTAGATGGATTCGTCGGGGGCGAGGTTACAGATAAGGGCTATGCGGAAGTACTTGTAAGGTGTGCCGCGGAAGCCGCGCAGGCAATGGTCTTTTGAGGACCATACGAGATGCCAGTTGAAAAGGTCGCGTGAGCCATAGAGAATGCTTTGAACATGGCCTCGGCGAAAATGTCCGCGTTGGATTACGGTGTCGACAGTTTTTAGGATGTCGGGGGCATCGAGCTTGAGTGGGCGGGTGATAGCCAGTCCTATTTGAGTCTTTTCAGAATGTAATGCGAAATTGACAAGGTTGTAATCCTTATCGACTGCAAGTGCATCAGGATATGAGTTTATGCCGGCAAGGATGTTGGAATACATCATTCCCCATTCTTTTGATTTAAGCGAAAACACGTAAGCATAAGTTTTTTCGGGATGATAGATAATAATACGCTGATGTACATAGTCGTAGAGTATCCCGCACTTTTCCAAAAATTCAGTGAACGGAATAGTTGGGATGCAGGTATCTACATTATGCCCAAGGATAGCATGAAGTTTATCCATGTTGGGCAACAGCTGCGCATCAAATGGAGTTTCGTTGTTGATAGCGTCAGAGATACATTGAACATTTGATCCGGAAATCAGCATGAGGCCACGAGTTGTTGCGAACAACACGGAACTATCTAATTGAGTAATACTGTTAACATTAATACATACATCTCGGGTTATAGGCTGACGAGCTGAATATGTGCCGTTGGCTGAAGTTTCAAGAGCCCAAACTCCATCTGAAGTAAAAGCATATAGGGGAAACTGCCCGAATTGCCCCTCACTTAAAGCCTTTGCTGCGGAGCAAATGCCAAGAATAGAGCCGGAGCCAACCGTGTTTATACCAAGCAGGGGAAAATAGAAAGGATTATTAACCTCAGAAGTATAGACCTTGTTTGGAACAGAAATCCAGTTGTTATTTGAGAAATTGGTCGGAATGTTAGGATATGGCATGGTGTTGCGCTCAAGTTCATAGTCGAGCAACGCATAAGCCCCATTGAGAAAGTCGTGCGGTTTCAAATCCACGGCATAGATGCCGGAGTAATCTCTGATAACCATTTTGTAGGCGTTCACATTCGGATAAAACATATATACGCCCCAAGAATGTTTGCCCTTAACCTCTTTTGACTGCCCCGTATTGCTATTTGTTTGAGTAAATTCTCCAGATAAATAATATGGTGAGGGAGAACTGGCCGTAACGCTATAATTTTCGCCGTTCTCCTTGATATAGACAGTTATGGTTACATCGATGTAATCCAGGAGGGTAGGATAAAGTAGGAATGTATGTCTGGAATCTGAATTTGCATTGAATGTAATACGAGAATGATTGACGAAACAGAAAATTGATGCAGGAGTAAAGCCACGGAACAGTTGATGCTTCACTCCCGATAAGTTTAGACGAGAATTGAAGGTATATGAATAATCAGCTGCGAGGCGGTCATGCGTAAGGTAATCATCTGTCATCACCTCACGAGTAACCAACGATTGCAGATACTCGTCGCCAACGACAATTTCTTTCCTATCTGAGGTAGAAAGTTCGTCGATATTGATAGAGCAGAGTTTGTAGAACGTGTAAGTGTCTTGAATATTCTCGCGCACTTTCTCATCAGAAAATTCCGGGAGATTTATTGTCACCGACGGATATGTGCGGTCGGAAGAATTGAACAGAGAGTACAATTGGCTGAAAGTCCATTCAATATACAGTTTGTCGAAACCTGTTTTATCTGATTTGCGGTTATTGAACTCTCCGATGGAAATGGGTCCTATGCACCAGTCTTCTTTTGCGGCACTGCCATTTGATAGAACCCCATCGCAATGTATTCGACCGATGAATTTTGTCTGAAAGTTGTCAGCATCGGAAAATGAAGAACATTGTCCGTTTTGATCCCATGTATATATAGGTTTTGAAATGAATACATCAACGGATTTAATAATGTCGCTCCAGTCTTTTTTCAGATTTAAGTAGTCATAATCCGGGTCAGAACAGAGCTTATAATCAAGGGTAGATGCCACAAGCATTATATCCAACTCGGCATCTGTATAAGTTTTCTTACCCCAGGCATGTTTCCACATAACGATAGGAGCGGCATTTGTCGAAGGATTCATTAATATAGGTGCAGAATGGCATACCAATGTGCCATCATATAGACGGAGAGCGTAACGTACCAAGAATGGGAGTGCAAATCGACCTTTGGTAACACTCTGTTCACGGAGGAACTTATTAACTTTAGCCATTACTTGCTCAGTAATTTTTGTTTTATTTTCCTCCGACCAGGTGTTATATAATTCACCCTCTGAAATTCCGTTGAAACTGATGTTGAAAGTCTTTTTGCTGTCATCCGACACGGAATAGAAACGAGGGCGGCCAATTAGACCGAATGATAGTTCTATATTGGGAAGATGATTGCCCAAGTCGTTATAATTACCGTCTTTCCACAACAGGTACCGTATTTCTTGCTCACTAAAAACCAGAAGAGTGTTTCCAACGGCATTGATATGCGAGAACGAATACGAGGATATGTGCACGTCCTCAATCAATTTAGGTAAACCGCTCGTTTCATTCATCCAATACAAACGCGAGGTCTTTTCGTTGTAGAGAATATAGTGAGTGAATGATGCAGTCTTGTGGATAAAGCATATTTTCTGAATTCCTTCGGCATCGTCTTGTGAAAGCTGCTTTATAACTTTTGGTTGGGTTAGCGTTTTTAACTGACGATCTTCACTGATAAGGTTGAGGGAAATATTAAGCTGACCGTCGGGGGCTTCGTAGTCGGAGGGGACGGTTGAGATGCCTGAGTAGGTTATGTCTTTAATCATATGGGGTTGCGATAAATGATTGTGATGAAAGTTTGGTTGTCGCGGTTGATGATGGTTCCGCAAGGGAATCGGAGCACGCCGGTGAGGGGTGTACCTGTGGCGAAAAAGATTGCACGTGCGATAGACGCGGAGTGTGTGCGGAATGTTCCTTTGCCATTGGAGGTGGCCCAGACGCGGCCACGATGATTGCCGGTGTAATTGTCGGCACGGTATTTCACATAGAGATACCATTCGCCGTTGTCGCGAGCTATGTCGATTACGTCGCCCGGGGCGAGTGAGAGCGCGCGGGCGATGCGGGCAGATATGTCGATGCGCCCGGATGCGTGTATGGCTATGTCGTGCCGTCGAGAGTTTGGAAGGATGCTGTGCATTGTTGTATGGTTTTGTTGTCTATGATTATTGCACTGGGTATTATTTGATTTTCTTACGTGTGAAAAAGAGGATTTCACGGCCAGCCTTTAATGGGTGGGCCGCCACAAGTTCCCAGCCGTCTTTTTGGAGCATCCCAATAATCAAGCATATGTCGTTTAAATCTCTGCTTGTGATTCGTGCCGTATTCTCCACCTCGCCCTCGATGGAATAGCCTTTCTTGTTTCGCCACACTTGTAGGGCTATCCGCGCCAACAGCAGCACGGCGATAAGGATTAACAGAATGTTTGTCATATCAATCATAGTGTTCTATGTTAACTATTGTTTGGTTCGTTCCGGGTATCAATCCCAAAGATACATCATCGGCGGGTTCTCCGTTGACATAGACAAGGGTCTTCTCCCAATAGGATTTATCCTCGTCTACCATTTCTATAAATTCTGTTATTGTCATACATCTTGAGTTTAATCATAATCTTTTTCTGTCTTACGCTCATAGATGAGGTCGTATGCGACTTTGCCGAGTTCCGCGTCAACGCCACTTACCATATCGCATGAGTTTTGATACTCTGCAATATCTTCAAGCACTTCACGGAGCGCAATTCGGCACTGATTAAGTGCATCTTTGTTCTGCTTGATTCTTTCGCTAAGGATATCCTTAACCGTTTCACCTGTTTGGTAAGGCAGAATCATTTCTGACTCGGCAGTTACATCTGCAATCACTTGTGCAGAACGCCTGATCTCATTAAGAGTTAAATTGATAAGTTCTATTGCTGTCATTTCTTGTCGGTTTTATCTGTTATAGGCTCGGCCTTATATCCGCACCATACACATTGGCCTGTTGCGACAGCCGGTGCCCAGTTCTCGCGGTGGCATTTGGGGCAACGCATCAACAGAATTGTTCCGTCTGCGTACCATTCCACGCCGTTTTGTTGTTTGATAGGTTTGCTCATAGTTTATTGTTTCATTAGTTCGGGATTGTCATAGATGTTGCCGATTACCTCACTGTCTTTCGCTACATCGGACAACAGAAACATCTTCGGAGCATCAGACTCTGGATTGTATTGCTCAACCATAAAAGCGGCGACATCATCGCACCAGAATATTTCCCACGTGATTTCATCCTCTTTAAGAAGGTCGCCCTCATATACCTCCTTGCCGTTGCGGTCGAGCAGTCCGGTGAACTGTCCGACAGTGTCGGGGTCGACTATATTATATTGAAGAAAATCATCCTCGTTATGCGAACAGATGTTTATAAAGCCGTCCTCAACATAATATCCGTACACCCACTCGTCATTGTCGAGGCGTTTGCCTCGAAATTTAATTGTTCGGTTCATAATTTGTTAATTTTGTCGGTTAATTCTTGGGAGAAGCGGAATAAACGCACACCATCGACACCAAACAATTCATCTGCGATGCAGTGAAATTTTAATATTTGGTCGCATTCTTTTTTCAAGTCGCATTTATCGCAGCCGGATAATGGTGAACTCACCACTTCATATGCTTTGCCGTCAATAATGATTGCGTCAATCTTTTTCATCGTTTAGGTCTTTAATTGTTGCCCACTCGCTTTCAGTGATGCAGTAGCCGCATTTTTCACAGAAATGAATGTAACTGTACCACGGGTCTGTATGTTCCACTGTTGCTTCCTGTATGCAGCCACATTCAGGGCATTGGATAATCTCTTTATGTGTAGGAAATTTTCTCATCTTTATTGTCTTTCGGGGTGAAACCAGGACAATCTATCCCAGTTTTGAAAATATAGGGACAACCAACCGCCTTGCTATACCTCATCTGCGTCTTAATATGGATGCACTTGCCGTTTATAGGAATTATATGCTTACACTTTTTTGAGCTTATTTGTCGGTTCATGTCAGTCTTGGTTTATTGATTCTTGATGATTTTCGAGTACCCATACAAGTAGTTCGAAGAGCGCGTCGATAAGTTCTTCCCCATGTTTGGCAGATTCAGGGCAGTCATCATAAAATGCTTTCCAACGCCCTTGTTCTACTGAAAAGCCGAACACAAGGCCGCCTATTCCTTTTTCGCTTTTCGGCAGGAACGAGAGAATGTCGGAGAGGTCGAAGATGGGTTGTGCAATTGGCGTCTGAAATATGCCTCTTGACCCATACCCTTGTTTCATGTATATGTTTTGGCTGCTTGCTTTGCTCGGGTCAACGCCAAGCTCAATGAGACGTTGAGATTGTCCGGGGGTTAATCTATCTTTCATAATTGTCTTGTTTATTGTGTTCGCGGTTCAGAAGCTCGCATAGGTAGTCGGCAATAGTATTTGCTTTTTCGGGAGTCATACCTTTATAGGCATCACCCCATATACAAGCAATCACATGGCCTCTTGAATCTTTTACAACGGCATTGTAGTAGGCATCACCATGTTCAACCTTGAACGGCGGTTCAAAGTCTTTGCCTTTGCCGATAATATCCTTGATGTTCATTATATGCTATATTTTTCGATGATTGCTTGGATTTCTGATAGGCACTTTTCGCGGTCGGCAGGGGTGTGGAAAAGCAAAGTGTGCCCATTTATTACTTCACAGTTCTTGGGATTCATATTTTGAAGCACTATGCCAAGTCCATACTCCTTCTTTTGTTCCTCCTTCCACTTCATCCACGCGGTGTAAGGGTCGAGCGGGTATTGCTCGTAGAGGGCGCGGGAGGGGTAGATTATACACGAGCTTCCGCAAGGATAGTGAATCCCATCAGATGCCAGGGTGTGTTTTTGGGCAACCATATCCTGTATAATCAATTTGTTATCCTTAATCTCTTTCAGTTCTATCTGCCCATAGCATTGAGATACAAAAAATGATTTCTCGTGCTCTTTCAGCAGCTCGCAGAGATTGAGTGGCGCGTCGTTATCGGGTTCTTCCGTGCAGAACAGCTTCTTGACGTCGGCGAAAGTATAAATCGGATTATGGCCGCGCCACTCTGTTTGAGCCGACATGTCGGCTTTATCCACAAGGCCGGCACAGGCGATATAAACGGTGTCTTCGCCGTAGGTCTCCCAATATGTATTGCCGGTCAAAGGCTTGTGGTCGCTCCATTCATATCCGCATCCATGGAGGATACGTAGCAGCTCCCCGGCCTCTGCCTTGGTGGGCGTATGGATCATGATGGTGCCCAGATATATTTTTTGTCTCATTGTTTGCGTATGTTAAGGATTATCGGTCATTATTTTGTCCGGAGGCGAGCCACTCCTCATCGGTGGGGATGTCGGAGCGTTTGTAGTATCGCCAGATTTCTGCTATCTTGCCGGTGGAGTGGACGAACCGGATGTCGGCGGTGAGGTAGACCTCCTCGCCGGCGGCCATGGCCTCCTTGATTGCGGCTATGCAGTATTTAAGGAACATGGCGACGGTCTCCTCGTCATAGAACGGCCCCTTTTTAAGGGCCTCAATCAGACGGTCGAGGCTGTCGGGGGTTGTAAGCCGTATTGTCATTTGTCGTGGATGGGATTGTCAGTTTAGGCCGGGTTTGTCGTGGCCGAACATTGCTTCGGGGGTTACCTCGATGAGACCGCGGATTATGTCGAAGTCGTGTTCGAGATTGTCGAGGGCTTCCTGCTTTGACGGGGCGGTTGTAAACTGGGTGGCGAGGTAGACGTTGGCGGCTCCGATGATACCGTTGATGTTGATTGCGCGATGCTCGCGGACGAACTTGACGGTAGCGTCGTGGAGTTTGCCGGCGAGCATGTAGCCGAGGTTGGTTTGCTGTTCTTGCGGTGTCATTATGTTTTTATTGTTACGGTTTTTTCATAAGTGGCTTTCACGGGTTGCGTGCCGGCCTTGATTTCGGGGAAGCAGTCGAGGCCTCCTATGAAGCGTTCACGGTCGCTTTCGTCCATGGAATACCAGCAGCCGTCTTCGTCGTATTCGGGCATTACGCCGTCATAGAAGTATAATTCACCGTTGGCGTCACGGCATAACCATCCGTCTGCTTTTTCAGTAAGAGCGTTCATCTGCTTGTGGGTTTATATAAAATCGAATAATGCCATGCCGGTTTTGCTTTCGCGGCAGATGGCCATTCGGCGACGGAGTTTGCGACGGTTGAGCAGGGTGTAGAGGCAGGGGAATATCTTGCCGTACCACGACTGCATCGAGCCGACGTATTGCTCTACGTCGAGCGAGGGGATGCCGGGGATAAGTTGCTTCCACGTGCGCTTGTCGCGGCACTCATAGACCGTTACGCCGCTTAGGCCTATCGTGACGAGAAGGTCGTTGAGCACATATTCGTCGTACTTGCCCTCGACGAGCAAGCGCACAGGGAGGTCGACTGCTTCGGCGAGGTCGAGGGCGTATTCGAGACGGCAGTATCTTGTGAGGCCGTGGCTTACGTACCATCCGCTCTTGGCGACATGGCGGACTCGGATGTCGATTAGCCGGATGCCCTCGGCGAGCTGCTGCGAGAAACTCTTCTTCTGGCAACGTGCGCTCCATGTCAAGAGGCGAGCCCACCATTGGATGGGGCGCATGTAGGTGAATGTGTTGTGTGATGCTATCATTGGAGTTGGGAAGTTTGAGTGTTTATAAGTTGGGGAGATTGCCGCGTAGAAACGCGGTGTACGGTGGCGGGAGGCTCGCGTTCCTGCCGGCGGGCTGTTAGTCGTTAGGGATTGTCCATTCGCCGGCTGCGACGTCGAAGCCATGGTTCATGGCCCAGTCTCGGCGGTCGGCCTCGGTCATGTCTCCGGGAAAGGTGCCGAGAGAGTGGTCGACAAAGTAGGCGCGGCATATTTCGGTGCCCCAAGGCTCGCGGCGCCATGAGCCGTAGCGTTGCTGTTTTTCCGGTGAGAGAAGTTCGGCGAGCTCGGCGGCAATGAGGTTTAGCTCGGCTCGGCGGTTGCCTTCGTTGGCAGCACGGAGGTAAGCTCGCTCCATATATTGGGATTCGCGGTCAGCCATATCGCGGTAGCGTGCGAGATGTTTCTCGCGGTCGGTGCGTACGTACTGGTTGAGTTGCGACAGGAGAGTGCGTCCATTAGGGTTGCCGTAGAAGCCTTCGTATTCACCGCTTTGGCAGAGGTAGACAAAGTGCATTATTTCGGTGACTTTGAGCATGGGATGTCGGCTTCGTGCCATATCGGCCAAAGGAGACAACTGCGTAGTGTCGAATTTCTTTTCGAGTCCGGCGAATTTCAGTAGGGATTCCACCATTGATGAGAACCAGTCGCGGTAGCATTTTTCGCCAAAAGATTCGACAACCTTTGTGAGCGAGGGCGCGGTGCCGGTGTACATGCGCCGGAGGTCGGCAGAGACGTAGCGCGGAATCATCTCGGGGGCGTATTGGGCGAGGAATCGGTCAGCGTCCTTGCCGTAATTGCTTGCGGTATTCATCGAATGGGTTTGTTTCGGGGGTTGAAGAATTAGAGCCGGAAGAAGCAGGGCGCAGTTTGATGCGCATTGCGGAAATTAGGTGACGGGACCAGTCGGTATAGTCCTGATGTTCGGTGCGGGATATTTCCCATTCGGCGATTATGGCGTTGGCCGCTTCGCGAATCCTGTCGGTGTCGCCGGGTGGTAATCCGAAATTCTTGCAGAGCAGCCGGATGTTTTCTTCCTGGTCGGGGGCGAAGAATTCGGAGAGGTATTGAGAGTTGGAAGGAATGGGCCGTGGCGTTGAAACGCCGGGCACGGGGGCGGGATCCGGCAGTTTGGGAGTAGGGGCGTTGGGAAGTTGGGAAGAGGGGGATTGTTCGTCTAAGAGGGAATATTCTTCGATTCGGCTCATGCGCTTGTTGAGGCGTTGGATATTGCAGTAACGGATTTGAATACCCTTTGATGTGAGGACTTTCTCGGTATCGAATAACGTTTTGTTGAATAACCCGAGCGTAAGGCAAGCCCTAATAACCTCCGATATATATGCCTCGTCAAAGCCCGATATTTCCGAGCCAATGAAAGGCAACTCTTGGTCCCACTGCATGTAGTACCCGTTTTTGTAGATAAGACAGAGCAGGAGAGCATATACCGTGACGGCTTTGCCACCTTGTCGCTTGATTAGTTTGCGTATACGAATATCTTGGAAGAAGTCGATGTCGAAGGGGAAATATTCAAGCCCCGTTTTTGCATTTCGAGCCATAGAGAAAAATAGTTTATAGTTCTTTAATCTGTATTCCGTGGACTTGGAGCATGAGTTTTCGTTTGATTATGTATTCGGGGGTGCGGACGCCTTTTGTATCTTCGACCACGGTAATGCCATCTTTGGTGTAGACAAAGTCGGCGTAGTAGGAGCATTCTTTTTCCAAGAGGCGTCCGCCTGTGTCGCGTTGTGTAGGGATGAGCACGAACTTCACCTGTTCGCGCAGGTCGGAAATAACGCCTGCTCGCTGCAACATTTTCAGCTCGTTGGCCCGGCTATGTTCTTTGCGGGAATCGTAGCCGCCGGATGGCACAGCGTGAAACTTGTTACGTGCACGTTTGTCACGCCGTGCCTCGGCGGAATCGCGCATGGCCCTGTACTCGTCAATTGTCATTGTCTGCCATGAATCTGAATACCTCGACAATCTTTGTCTCTGAAATAGCCTCGATCTCGTAATCGGCCAAAGTGCCTTTCATCCCATCATGGAAGTTTTTAATGGCCTCGTCGAGGCTTGCTGCCTGAACGAGGATATAAGAGGCTTTTCGTTTCTCGGAGGCGGTTTTCTCATCGAGGGTGATGAAATTAACCTTGACCTTATAGAACTTGTCGCCACCCTCGTTCCAAAACACTTCGGAGATTTTGGTCTTGTTGACGGAGAGAACATTGAAGTCGTTGCAGAAAGGAGTGATTTCTTCAACGACACGCGCCTCGGCTTCGGTGCAGGAGAGAGCGTCGACGAGATAAGGGTCGGTGACCTTGACGGTCTTGCCGGATCCGTCATTTTCTCATAACGGACTTTTACTTCAATCCACTGTGACATGGTTCATGCGGTTTTTGAGTTGTTTGCTTGGTTTGAATTTCACTGTGCGGGAGGCAGGAAGGATTATTGTCGTGCCGGCGTTGATGTTGCGGGCTTTCCTTGCTTTGGTGTGCTTTACCTCGAAAGTGCCGAATCCGCGGAGGTAGATGTTATTGCCGGCGATGAATGCTTGGGAGAGAATCTCGGAGAAGCCGTCGACGAGGAGCAGAGCCGTTGATTTGGAGATTTCGGGAAAGCGGTTGCAGAGCGCGTCTGCGATTTCATTTTTTGTCATTGATTTTTGATTTTAGTTTTTTTGTTAATTGTTTAATCATATGTGCCCGGGACTTTAAGGACTGCATCGGAAGCGCGTCGTAGAGTTTGGCGGCATCATCGAGGTAGGAGATGATTTTCAGAAGGTCGGATTTGCAGAGATTAACTCCGTTGCGTCCTCCTCTGCGCTCGGCATAGCCGGAGCATGCTCCGCTCTGCTCTTGCTTTATCGTCGGGTTATCCATAGCGGAGGAAAGAGTTTACAAGTTCGTCGAAATACATTTCATCGGTTGGAATATCATCGTCGGAGGCCATGATTTGATTGGCGATGCTGCGTTTGCGGTGTATGATGTTGTAGAGGACCGGGTCGATGGTGTCACGGCCTATGAGGTAGTAGCAGTTGACATTGTTCTTTTGGCCTATGCGGTGGGCGCGGTCCTCGCATTGGCAGCAGTCGGCATAGGTCCATGGAAATTCTACGAAAGCCACGTTGGAAGAGGCGGTGAGAGTCAGGCCGACGCCGGCGGCTTTGATTGAGCATATGATTAACTGAGCGTTGCCGGATTGGAAGGCGTCGACGGCTGCTTGCTTGTCGTAGAGGCTGTCGTCGCCGGTGACGCGGACGGCATCGGGGAACTGTTTTTGCAGGGCCTTGACAATTTCTTTGAGAGAGCAGAAGACGATGAGGGGCTTGCCGTTGGCGAGGAAGTTGCGGATAAAGTCGGTTGCTTGCTTGACTTTGCCCTTTGATGCGAGGGAGCGCAAGGTCATGAATTTTACAAGGGCCTCCATGCGCATCTTGCGGCGGATGTCGCGGTCGGTACATTCGGTGTATTCACGCAGATAGGCGGCGAGGTCGGCGGCGGCAAGGCAGTATTCATCGCGGTTGGAAATGTCGACATGGAGGTCGGTGCGCTGCTTGTCGGGCAGTTGGGTAAGCACCGACTTCTTTTCGCGGCGTATCATGCAGGTGGAGTAGAGCTTGTCGGAGAGTTCGGCGAGGTTCTCATTCTCGCCATAGTCGGCGAGAAACTTGCCACGGCCGCCGAAGTTGGAGAGCAGACGTCCCATGATGGCGAGTTGCGCCACCAAATCCTGCGCATGATTGACAACGGGAGTTCCGGACAGCAGTATGCGCCACTCCTTGCCCTCGACAATTCCACGGGTGAACATTGTCTGCTGAGCGGTAGGGTCTTTGAGCCGGTGGGATTCGTCCATGATGACGGAGCGAAAGATGTTGATGTCGCGGTTGAAAACAACGTCTTTGAGGGTGAAAGAATCCTTTGGTTTCAAAATATCCCAAACAAAGAACTTTTTCAGAGATTCATAGTTGACGATTGCCACATGGAACATACCCATGCCGAGCAGATATGGCCATGAAGTTCGGGTTGCATTGTCGAGGACCAGTGCTTTCTTGTCTGTGAACTTTTCAAACTCGCGTTGCCAATTGATTTTGAGCGATGATGGGCATATAACCAGGCAGGGGTAGGCCCCGGCGGTGTCGACGATGCCGATGCTTTGGAGCGTCTTGCCCAAGCCCGGCTCGTCGCCGATGAGTACGCGGCGATGTGAGAGGCCGAAAGCGATACCGTCTTTTTGGTAGTCGTAAGGCTCGACACGGAGGTTATGTTCGAGAGTTGTTGCGGTCATAGGGAGAGGCACCAATAATGAAATGCTAATTCGAGGTATTTGTCGCGGCCACGATTGTATGTGGCGTCGCCGCGGTTAATGAATAGTTTGAAAATGTTGCAGTTCTTCTTGCTGATAGCATAGATGAAATCGCGGTCGGAACGGGCGATGTCCATGTACCAGGCGCGGCTGCGGTCCCAGTCAAAGTAGTCGACAGCATCTTCGAATTCCTTTTGTGTTGAGGCACTGCATGTTTTTAGATCGCCGCCGAAATGGGCTATGTTTATCCACCAGTCCCACTTGCAGCGAGTGGGAAGCGAGAACGGGAAGCCGCCATACTCAAATTGCTGGCACTCGTTCACCATGAGGCGTTGTGTCTCGGCCTGTGACAGCACATTGCGAAGAAACGGGTCGCGCCGGGCCTCGGCGCGCAAGGCGCGGTGCATTTCTTTGGCATGACGGAATTCGTCTTCTGTGTACTGTTCCTCGTCGACGGTAAGCTGATAGTAGTTGACACGCGTCGTCTCTGTTATGATTGCGTCGACGAGGGTGCCAAAGCGGAACGCGGCCTCCTTTACTCCCGGCGCCATGGGCACCGGGTGAAGGAGATTTTTAAGAGCCGTGAGGTCGGAGTTGGAGACCTCGGTGCGACTGTAATATGGGTCGGAGGCGTGGAGCATGGTTATTTCGCTTTTACATCATCCTCGTAGCGGACGTTGGAGATGAACATCGGGTTATCCTTGGAGTTGGCGGCGGCGTTGGCAAAATTGATTTGCTTCTTGAATTCCTTTGCAAGTTCTTCCACCGACATCGAGCAACCGACCTGCGACCACCAGAATGCGACGATTGCCATTATGTCGTCGGCAGTCTCGACGACGGCTTTTTTCTTGATTTGCGTCTTTGGCTGATAGCCGGCGGCCACAGCGACATTCGTACCGAAAAGAGAGTCCATTTCATGTTTCTCGGCGGCGAGCTTTGCCTCGGCAGCTTCCTGTTTTTCACGTTCGATGCGTTCGGCCTCTTTGCGGAGGGCCTCCTCGCGCTCCTTTGCCTCCATTTGGGCTTTAATTTTGGCGGCATCTTCGGCTGATGCCTTGGCGATGCGTTCGAGTTCTGTTTTCTTGGAGGGCAAACGGTCGAGGATCTCGTCGCGTGTGCCTTCCACTTCAAATGGGAATTGTTCGGTGAACCGCTTGGATAGCGAGGCAAGGATGTCAACTTGGATAGCGGTACATTCTTCCGGAGAAAGTTCGGCAGGGTGCTGTATGCCGCTGACGACAGTCTGACACCAATCGGTGGGAAATTCGCAGTTGTAGTTTTTGATGCCGGCAAGAATGGTTTCGTAGTTTTCGAGGCATGTCTGCTTGTCCATGTCGGTTAATTCGTTGACGCGCTCATTGACAAGGGCGTTGAATTGGCGGATGTAATCTCCTTCGACGTCGGCACGGTAGCGTGTCTTGGCGTTTTCCTTTGCAATGCGGGCGAGTTCGGCGCGACGGGCGGCCTCGGCCTGCTCGTGTTTCTTTTGGGCAAAGGCATTGCGGAGTGCTTGCAACTGTGCCGGGATTGATGTGGATTTGGTTGGGTCGACATCGTTCTCCATTGTGGTGTAGGCTCGGCGAATGCGGTCGAACAGTTGGGTGACTGGTGTGCGGCGGCTGTTCATCTTCTTCACCGTAATTTTGGCTTTTTCAATGAATTTTGCCACCTCGATGTCGAGAGCGTCGGTCATGCCTTCGCGTTGAATTTGTTCGAGGAGCAGTCGGCCGGCTTCGAGGCAACGGGTGTGTGAGAGTTGGTTCTCGTTGTAGGACCGGGGGGCGAGTTGCGCAAGGGTCTGCACGTTTTGCGGCTCGAAGATTGTTAATACTTGGGTGTTGTCTGACATGATTGATAAGTTATTTCAGTGGTTACACGGTTTTTGCTTTGCGTATTCGGTGATTATTTCAAGGCGGGTGCAGTAGAGTCCGTTTATGGTTTTGCGCACGAGCGGACATCCACTGCACGGCTTGATGTTGTTTTCAGAATCCTTCTTCTTCATCGGCATTTACGGTTACGCCCTGCGTCGGCTGTGTATTGTCGCCAAAGGGCTGGGGCGCTGTTGTCGGGGCGTCGGCGACTTCGCCAGTGGCTGTGTCGATGCCGTATATGTCCTCGTCGGAGAGTTGCGGCTGCTCGTCAACTTGCTGAGATTGGAGTTCGGTGCCGCGTCCGATGCGAACCTTGGGGTAGGACTTGAATGCGTGCTTGATGCACTTTGCCATTAGGAAGCCGGGGTCGATGTGGACAATGCCGTTGGCGTCCATGCCGTAGAGGTCGTTTGCCTTGCCGTTGGGATTTGCTTTTGTACGGTTTTGCTTCATGGAGTAGCCTGCCAGGCGGCACCAGTCTTCGGGGAACATGACTGAGTAGTCGATAGAGCCGTCGGCGCGGGTGATACGCAGGTAGCAGGCTGTGATGTTATGGCCGAAGTGGGGCAGGTTGCAGGTGTAGGACACGGATTTGCGGCCATCGACGTCGCGGAATGAGAATTCGTCGTTGTCGTAGACGAGGACTGGATTGTCGGCATGTCGTATCTGGCCGGCGCGAGTGCGCATCACCAATTCGCCGTAGGCAGAGACGGTGAGGACGCAACGACATTCCCAGTTTGGCTGTTCTCGGCTGCCGACATTGACATTGCGGCTCATGAGATAGGCGAGGGCACGGGTGCCGGGCTCGAGGGAGAGACCGCAGACGGCAAGGTCGATGAATGCGGTGAAAATGGAGAATGGCGTGGAGCGTAGAAGTTTACCGTTGTCGTTGTCGCGGAGAGCCTTGTTGAAGTAGATGCTCTCGCGCTGATAGGCGGCTTCGCCGTTGCCCCAGAGGGTTTCGTAGATTTGGGTGAATCGTTCGCGCACGACGGGATGCTCGACGATTTCGAGCGGCTGGAGTTGGTTGATTTGCTCAACCGTAAGTTGAAGGTTGCCCATGATTGATGGATTTAAATTGTTAAACTTGTGCGGGTTGTGCCGATGATGGAAATGGAGGCCGAGCCGAGTTGCCCGGCCTCCGGGTTATCAATCATGTAGCAACTGTCCGCTACTTTGCAGCCTCTGCGGGAGTCGGACCCGCTGCGCAAGAGTTGATGTCTTGTCTGCGACCGTCGCAGTGAGAGGCCTTGCCATTATCAGAGTATTGGCGATTCTTCGAATTTGATGGCGTCGAGGATGGCGGCGGCGGCTTTTTTGAGGGCCTGGTTGGCATGGAGCATGTCGATGTAGCGGCCTTGGTAGTAGCGGAGGCTTCCCTTTATGTCGTCGACGGATGCCTCGTCGATGGTGGCGCCGAGATACTGGCTGTTTTCGTCGCGGAATATGAATGAGCTGATGAGGTCGGCCATGTCGGCGATGAACGGGGCTATGTCTACGGGGAACTGTTTTTTTTAGGGAGGGGATGATTTCGTCGTGTTGCATGTCGACAATCTTGGCGACGACGGGGTAGACCTTGTCGGTGAGTTCTTCGATACGCACTTGAAGTGGGGTGGGTTGCATATTGAGGTTTTTTAAGTGTTGATATTTTGTGGACACAGGAGGATTCGAACCTCCGTCGGCCTTGCGCTTTCGCCTGCGGGCTGCTCTGCCTGTTGAGCTATGTGTCCTGCCGGGATCATGGTCTTCCGGCTTTTTGAATTGCGGCGCCGTCGCGGCGCGTCTTGCAATGGAAGACTCCGCACTCTTGCGTGAATCTCTAATCAATCTTACGGGCGCTTCACAGCGCGTGGTTAAACAAAAATTATGATTGTCACTTTGGGGAAGTCTTTATTTGTCGTTGTCGCTCTTTTTCCCAGAATCGGGCGAGCCGCAGGGCTTGCCAGGCGAAGAAAGCACCGGCGGGCTTGACGAGCAGGATGTTTATGGGCCAGTGGCCTTCGTCCGGCACCGAGAGCAGGCATGTGAGGGCGACTGTTGCGAGCAGGACGAGTATTGCCGTCTGTATTCGTGGTGTGGTCTTGTCCATGTCAGTATCGTTTTAGAGTGTTTCCTCGACGAGGCTTTGCAGGTCGCACCGGATTGTCCAGAGGCGGTCTTTTGCCTCGTCGGTGTCGGCAATGGCGATGAGTGTGTCTATGTCGCGCCATGCCCAGCGGCGGAATTTGCCGGCTTTTTCTATGAGTTTTTTGTCGAAGTCTGTCATGTCTGTGGAGTTTAGTATTGTTTAATTATTTGAGAGGCCTTGATGCGCAACGAGTTACGGCTTTCGCGGTGATTTCTTCGTCGGCGGGGATGCGGTGGGATGTCTGCCACTGCTCGATTTCGGATTTTTTGAAGTAGACGCGGTTGCCGCGCTTGTAGTGGGGGATGAGCCGGTCGGATACCATGTGTCGGATGCGGTCGGCAGTGACGCGGAGCATCAGGGCGAGGTCGTCGACCTCGAGGATGTTAAGCGTTGCGATGCGTCTCAACGCGAGTGACTGTGTGTAATATTCTTCGTTGCTCATTGCCTGGGGGATTATTTTGATATTTCGTTATATTATTTCTGCTGTCTCTCCCTCAAACCATTGGTCGTAACTGTCAGCATAGCAGTAACCTGCGAGTGCAGAAAGTAATTCCCAAGCCATTTCGTCTATTTTCTCGTCTGCATCGCTGACGTATGTGTCCAGATGAGAGTCGTTTTTGTATTCCACGATAACATTGGCTGTAAGGGCCTGTTTGAAATATTCGCGTCCGGCAGGGGTAATTTTGACGGGAGGGCAAACGGCAATAGAGTCTATGCTGTCAACGCATACATCACGGTCTTCACCAATGATGTTGATTGCGTGTAAAAGGTCTTGTAATGTTACTATCATAATTGACGGGTATGGTTTTATGATTATTTTAACCGTGTCACTGTTTGCACTCCCGACTTGGTTGTGGTCGTGAAAAGGTAGCCGTCGTCTTTGAGTTCAGAGCATGTCTTGATTACCGTCTTAGGCGTACATTCGTCGGGCGCTATGCAGGTTTCTCCCACGCTCATGGCTTTAAGCGCATCAGGCAATGATTGAGTTTTGAGTTTTTTCAGTTCCATTATTTTGTATTGTGATTACTTTTTAGTAACTTTGAGTGCAAAGATACGACCACGAAATCAAAATACGAAATATTTCACGAAATATTTCACGTTAAAAAATCTTAAAAAGCTATTATATGACTGATATTGAAAAACTTAGAGGTTTGCTCGACTTGACTCAAGAGGCGTTTGCGGCTAAACTCGGTGTTTCGGCTCGCACTATACAGAATTGGGAGGCGGGAAAGGTTGTGCCAAAATCAAAACTTACTGTCCTGCGAGAAATGGCTGCAAAGTTTCCTCATGAATCTTTTTCGCTTTTTGAGGCAACGGATAGTCCGGGTGCCGGTTTTGGAAATGATGTTGGTATCTCGTCGGAAGATTTGAAAAGGGTTCTTGATGAGATTTCAAGCCAGCGTAAGGATTATATGGCTGAATTGCAAAGAAAAGACTCACAAATTGACCGATTGCTGACTTTATTGGAATGTAAAAAATGAAGCCGATGACACCGGAACAGGCAAAGCGGTTTATGTCGCTTCCGTTGCCTGATCGTTGGAAAATCTACGCTTGCCGCGAAATGTGGACAGAGGACCGATACGACGAAGAAATGAAGAAACGCAATTATGATTATCTGCCCTTATTGCTTATGTTAAAGCAACGTTTGCCCGGGGAGTTCTTTGCGTATTTCAATGATTTGTTGTGTGATGAAGAGTACAACAGTTATTATCGGCAATTTGCAGAATCGATGGGCTTTTAGTTCAGTGCTTTAAATTTTTTTTGCAATGACGGATAATAGATTTAAATGGCTGACGGGCTGTGTGACAGTCGCGGTTGTGGCGATAACGGGGATGGTGATATTCTCGCCGGGAAAGCCTGCGGAGAAACCCGCCAAGGAGAAGTCGGGGCTTGGAGAGTATGTGTATGTCGATAACCGAAAAATCGTGCATGCCGACAGGAAATGCTCGCGGCTGAACTACAAGGGAGTTTGGTCGGAAAGATATCCTGTGTACGAGTTTAAGATGGACGAATATGGCACTTATTGCCCAAAATGCGTGAGCGATGAGGACTACGAGGCTTTGCAGCAAATAGTCGTCTCGAAGAATTGAATGACAAAAGCAGTTATTGGCTACAACGCAAATATAGCGTGTCTGGCGCGTTTCTTTACTGTGAATGGCAAATTGTACTGCAAATAGCGCGAGCGCGGCGAGGGTGGCTTTAAAATCGCTCACAGCGGCATGATTCAATATTTGTCGCAAATAGAAAATGATAAACCAAGAAAAATGGAACTGAAAGAATTTATAACAGCGGCTCTTGTCGACATCGTGAACGCGGTGAAGGACGCGCAATGCGCAGTAGGGACTGATGCGACCATAATGCCATATGGCTGCAAGGGTGGGGGCGTTGGCCAAAAGGTCTTTATAGCGGAGCCTACCGCTATTGAGTTTGACGTTGCGGTGTCATCCTCTGCGCAAGAAAACAACTCCGCAAAAGGCAATGTGGGAATTAGCGTGGCCTCCGTTCTCGGAGTTGGGGTAGGCACAAAGACCGAGAACCAGACGGGTCTGAGCCACCTGTCGAGAATTAAGTTCACTCTGAGTGTCACGTTGCCTCACAATCATTATCCCAACCGATAAACCGTCTTTTCCTCGACACCGGGCGCGATGATTTCTTCCCATTCGTATCCCGTTATCCACTGAAACGCGACAGACGCATTATGAGGCGCGTTCAAGTGATCAAATTTGAGATACGCAAAGAGGAGTTTTCTGTACAGCCTTCTGTAACGCCAACGGCGGTATGTTTTGAGTAATCTTTTCATGCAGCAAAAGTAGACATCCACAAACTAACGAAAATTATAACTTTTGGATTATGAACGGAGAATATCCATTTTGCGAGACCGACCCTTTGATGGATGAATTAAAGGCCGCGGCTTTTGAATATCTGCTGCTCAATCCCGGCTCCGAGTTTGGCGATTGGCAGAGCGGGCTGATACAAGAATACCCCGCCGAGGTTATCGACGCGCTTGGCGACAGCCCCGACGAGGTGTATGCGGAACTCGCCGATTTATGGGAAGCGGACTACCTCGACCCGAAGACCGGCATGGAGCAGAAATTCAGCGAGTGGGCCATGTCGTTTGCCAACGAATATGCCGTAGGCGTTTATTACGCCCTCGTGGATGCCTGCGGAGAATAAAGGCGTCTATTCTTGATTGTCGGACACGGCGCCGAGGATGTCGGGAATGCGGGCTACGGCGGCCTGCTTGTTTTTATCCATCACTTTTGCGTAGATCTGGGTTGTGGACAGTTCGCGATGTCCCAGCAATTTCGACACGGTGTAGATGTCGGTGCCGATGTCGAGCATTAAGGTCGCGAACGTGTGTCGGCCGCAGTGGAACGAGATGTATTTGTCGACGCCGGCGCGTAACGCCCACTCGCGGATGTGGTAATTTGTCGCCGATGGCGAATGGATGTCGCCGAAAACGAAATCGTCTGATGCATGGTTGCCGCGCTCACCGATGAGGTCGGCGGCTTGCGGCGTGATGTCGATGTATTCCTGGCCGCCTGTTTTCTTCTGCCGGAAGATGATGCGCGTGAAATCGCCCTGCTTGTGGACTTCGCCCCATGTCAGTTTGACGATGTCGGAGCGGCGCAGTCCTGTTAGGCAAGAAAACAGGAACGCCCGCTTGATTTCCGGAAATTCGCATTTTGCAGCCTGCATGCGGCGCAATTCTTCGATAGTGAGGTACATTCGCGTTCCTTCCTCGCCTCGGAAGCCCTCGATGCCGCGCATCGGGTTTTGCGATATGATGCCGTCCTCATAGGCCTGCCGCAGGCAAGCGCGCAGTTTGTTGAAGTATGATTGCCGGGAGTTTTGCGACAAAGGACGGCGTTCGGCGCGTTCGCGTTTGTCGTTCCCGAAAGCCTCGGCGCGTTTTTCGAGATAGTCCCGGAACCCTTGCACCCAGGCCGGTGTGATTTGCTCCATCGTGATGTTGCGGTTCTTTTCATAGGCTTCAAGATGTTTCAATGCGCACAGCCAATTGCCCCAATTGCCGCGAGATTCGGTGCCGAGGCGTTTCTCGGTCAGGTCGCGGTAGTATTGAAAAAACAGGGTCTGTCCGGCGAAAGAGGTTTTGAATCCGAATTCGCCGTTTTGAATCTCGATGATGCGTTGTGCCTTGACTGAGTTTGCAAGTTTCAACGTTTCCCGGTTCTTTTCCTTGTCGGCTCTCGTCTTTTCGGGAATGATATACAGTTTCAGGAATTCGTATGTGCGTCTGCCATTGTGATAGATGTCGAGGTATAGCGACACATTGCCGTTGGCCAATGTCTTTTGGCGCAGTTTTACCGGTTCTTTGATTTCTTGTTTAGCCATATAGAGTGTGTTGTTATTTTTGTTACTCATGTTACCCGATGTGGTTTGGGTAACAAAATAGTAACACAAAGATAACATATTCTCGACATATGCACAACAAAAGCCGACAAAAATCGATTGTCGGCTTTAAAATCATATAATGCTAAGTGTTATGTTATTAGCATGTTATCTATATGTTGTGAATATGTCGGCGGCGTGTATCTCTGTTTTCAGTATTCTATTTGCCGATGCACTATCCTTATAGTATTGATAGCGTGCTACTTGAGCTTTTATTATACAAGGGTCGGTCTCACT